GGATATGATAGATCCACATATGATTTTCTTCTAAGAATTGTATATGATGGAAGGACTTTCAACATTGAATATGCAAAGGACAAAGGAGAGGAACACACATACACTGAACTGTATGCAGTTGAAGAGGTCACACAATGATCACTGCAAAACTAAAACAAAGTGAAATCAAGAAATTCATTTCTGTTTCTAAGTTGTACAATCAAGTAGTTGAAAAGAAAGTGGACAGACTTGTTCAGGACAATGCACTTCTTGTTGAATCTGAAGCAAAATTGAATGCACCAAAAGGTGTGAACAGTGTATTGAGAGGAAGCATCAAGACACAGAAGGATGAAGAAATGAAAAGAATTGTTGTTGCTGACACACATTATGCACCATATGTTGAATTTGGTACAAAAAGCAAAGTGGACATCCCTTCAGGTCTTGAAGACTATGCAAAGCAATTTGAAGGTGGTGAATCAAAAGGTGGATTCAAAGAAGCAGAAGAATCAATCAAAAATTGGGGAAGATTCAAGAACATTCCTGAAGAAGATCTTGACTACCTTGTTTTGCATATACTGACCAAAGGGATCAAGGCACAACCATTCCTGTTTCCTGCATTCAATAAATTATATCCAAAGTTGATCAAGAACATCAAAAAAGAACTTGGTGCAAAAAATGGCTGATAGTTTTAACACATATGGAATTGCCAAGATGCACAAGACCACAGGAAGGGTCATCAAGGAAGACAATTCATACATCAATGTTGCTGACTATACATTCAACAGTCATGTTGATTACTACAAAAAAACACTTGACTTTGGTGTTCAGGTATCAAAGGGTGATGTTCCAAATCATACATCAATTCATAAATTTGGAAGAAATAGTTCAGTGGGTAGTTCTTTTGTACCAATTTGTGAATCAGGTTTTTTCAGAACACCAACAACAAACACTTCACTTGAAGTTGTTTCTGACAATGCAAATGATACATCAACAGGGACAGGTGCAAGATCAATCACATATCAGGGTGTTGCAATAAGTGGATCAGATCTTGTCTTTGTTACAAATACAGTTTCTCTAAATGGCACAAATGCAGTTGCACTTCCTGATTCATTGTTGAGATTGTACAGGTGGCAGGTGGCAACATCAGGAACATATGCACATCAGGCTTCACCAAGTCATGCAGGTACATTGACTATTCAGGAAACAGGTGGTGGTGATGTGTGGTCAAAAATAGCAATCAACACCTTTGGAAGGGGACAATCACAGATTGGTGCATACACAGTCCCAACAGGGTACAGTGCTTTTATGACAGATATCACATCATCAATTGAAAGTGACAAAGAAGCTGAAATTTTGTTGTTTGAAAGAAATGGGGTTCTGAACACAACTGCACCATACGATCCAATGAGATTGATCACAGAAATTAGTTCTGCAAAAGGTGTTCAGTCAATCAATTTCAGTTCACCATTGAAGTTTGAAGAAGAAACTGATATCATATTTTTTGCAAAACTAAAGGCAGGGAATGCACCTGCAACAATTGATTTCACACTTTACCTTGTAGAAAATGTCTAAAGATTCAACCACAGAATTGCAAGTTGCATATTACACACTATTGAACAACAATGTGACATTGTCGGGAACGCCTGTTCCTGTTTATGATGAAGTGCCTGCAACTGCAACATATCCACATATACAGTTTGGAAATACCAATCTGAATGATGATTCAACAAAGCAAAGTTTTCAAGACAGGGGTTCATTCAGTATGTCTGTTGTGGACAGGTTTTCTTCTGATACAGGCACAAGATCGAAGATCAACAGTGTTGTCAATCAGGTCAAGCAGATAGTCAGGACAAGACCTGTTCCCTTTAATCTTACAAATTTCAATGTGATCACATCAGTTGTTGAATCAGATGTGTCAAGAAAAGAAAGAACAAGCACTTTCACATACTATATCAGGGAATTGAGATTTGGACACATTATTGAAGAAAAGTGACAGTTTCAAATTTTTTTGATATCTTTTCTGCAAAGTTTAAACTTTAACATTACAAAAATACATAATTATGTCAGCAATAAATGGAACTTTAATTCTTCTAAGGGACAACAATGATCCCTTTGCATTGTCAACTTCATGCACTTTGAATATTGACATGGATCTTCCTGATGCTTCCCACAAAGGATCAGCAGGATGGGCAGAACACATCAGAGGTCAAAAATCTTGGTCTGTGGATCTTGATGGTCTTGCAGATTTTGAAGTTGGAACAACAGGTGGTGTTCAGGATGTAGTCAACTACATATTGAATCGTGAAAATGTACAAATTGAATTTGTACCATTAGCAGGTGCATTTGATGGTTCGAAAGGTGTTTCATATGAAGGTGATGCATCATGTGCTTCTGTTTCTGTTGTAGCTTCAAATGAAGATACTTGCACATTGACAGGATCTTTCACAGGAACAGGTGCATTGTCTGAAGTTGTAGTTTCTTAATATGAAAGGTATCAAACACATCAACATTGATGGCAAGAAAATTGCCTTCAAATTCGACCTGAATGCATTGGAAACATTCACTGATGAAGTTGGCATTGGATTGGATGGTTTGGAAGAAGCCTTGAACAAGGTTTCAAACATCAAACTTTTCATTCAATGTCTTTCTTCTTCGGGTGGTACAGAACTTACTTCTGAACAGATTGGATCAATGGACTTCAGTGTCTTGAATCAAGTTTTTGAATTACTGAAAGAATCAATGGGAAACGTGGCAACACCACAAAAGGTGGTGTCAGCAAAATAGAAACCATTGATGACATCCTGATCTTTGGATTTAGGATGGGCATGAAGCCTGATGAAATAAGGTCAACAACATTGTATGACTTTAATTTGATGGCACAAGCATTTGCAATCAATGTGAAACATGACTTTGATGTCATGCGACACAACGCATATCTGATCAGTATTTTTTCAGGACTTGACAACAAGACAAGGAAGAAGATCACACCACAGAAGATGTTTCCTTTGGATTCTGATGAAATCAAAAAAGATAAGTTGACCAAAGATCAGGTTTTGGATATACTTAACCAATCCAAGAAAAGACAAGCAAGGAAAAAGCGATGATTGCAAAGCTATTTGTTGAAATCGGTGCAGATATAAAAGATCTGTCAAAAGGGATTGGTGATGCTGAACACACACTTCAAAGGTTTAGCAAGAATGTTGGTGCATTAGGAAAGACACTGACTACAAGATTGACATTGCCATTGGCAGGAATTGGTGCAGGTGTTGTCAAGTTAGCATCAGACTTTGAATCATCCTTTGCTGACATAAGGAAGACAGTCGATGCAACTGATGCAGAATTTGCAGACATTGAAAAAGGAATCCGATCACTTGCCAAAGAAGTTCCAACATCTGTCAATGAACTGAACAAACTTGCAGGTGTTGCAGGTCAACTTGGTGTCAAATCAAAAGACATTGTTGAATTCACAAAAGTGATGGCAATGTTGGGTGATACAACCAATGTTTCAGGTGAAGAAGCAAGTCTTGCCATTGCAAGATTCATGAACATCATGGGAACTTCACAGTCTGATGTTTCAAACTTGGGTTCAGCAATTGTTGCACTTGGAAACAACTTTGCTTCAACTGAATCTGAAATCATCATGATTGGTACTTCTCTTGCAAGTTTTGGAAGTGCATTGAAATTGTCTGAATCAGATGTTCTTGCCTTTGCAACTGCCATCGCTTCATCAGGTGGTAACGTGGAAGCATCAGCAACTGCATTCCAAAAGACTGCATTCACAATCAGGGATGCAGTGTTGACAGGCAATGAAGATCTTGCAGTGTTTGCAGAAACTGCAAGCATGACTGTTGAAGCATTTTCACAATCATTCAGGGATGATGCAGGTGGTGCAATCGTTCAATTCTTGGCAGGTCTGAAAAGGATTCAAGAAGATGGACAGTCAACAACAATGGTTCTTGATCAGTTGGGTCTTGCAGATCAAAGACTTCAAAGAGAATTTGGAAAAGTCATTTCCAATCTTGATCAATTAGATCAGGCATTTGATGTTGCTGATCAAGCATTCATTGAAAACACTGCATTGACTGATGAAGCACAAAAGAGATATGAAACATTTGCATCACAGGTTGGTATTCTTGTTGGCAACCTGAAAGATATCGGAATCACATTTGGTCAAGACCTTCTTCCTGTTTTGAAGGATGGGATTGCTTCAGTCAAAAGCATGGCTGATGCTTTTTCAAATATGTCTGAAGAAACAAGATCTTCCATCACAAAACTTGTAGTTGCACTTGGTGCAACTGCACCATTGATGGTTGCACTAAGTGTTCTGATCAATTCATTTTTGACAATCAAGAAAATTGCAGTTCCAATGTTCAAGATCTTGATTGCAGGATTTAAAAACTTGAATCCATATGTCAAAGGAATTGCAGTTGCAGTTGGTGGTGCAAAGTTAGCTTTTAAAATCCTTCCTGATTCAGCAAAAGATGCAATTGACAGATCTGTCAAAAGGTTCAATTTGGGTTTCCAAAACATCAAGAAGAACTTTGAAGAATTTGTGAAGTTTGGTTTCAAGCCAATCACACTGGAAACAAGGATCAAGATGGAAGCAGATGTCATGACTACAAGAGCAAGACAATCTGTTGATGCAATTGAACCTGAAGTTGTACTTCTTGAAGAAAATATTGTCATTCCTGAAATGGATCTTGACTTCACTGCAATTGCACCAAAGACACCAATTGTTGTTCCTGTTCAACCTGAATTTGAAATGGCTGACAACATTCAGGAATTGATGGACTTGGAACTTGACAAACTTGATTTTGGAACTGTTGCAGGTTCTATTGGTGGACTGAATCAAAACATCAGGGAATTCAGCAACCTTCAAGAAAGGGCAACTGATCCATCCATGATTCAGGCATATCAGAAACAGATTGAAAAACTGCAAGCACAGATCAGACAACTTTCAAGGGAAGCCACTACATTTGGAAATGTGATGATGGACTTTGGGGAAAATGCAATCAGGGGATTTGTTGATGCAACACTGAATGGTTTCTTCAATGCATTGATGGGTGTGAAGAATTTTAACACACAAGAATTGGAACTTCGCAAGATGTCACTTGAAGAGCAACAACTTGCATTGGAACAAAGTCTGAAGAATCAAGAGATTGAAAGAGAAGAATATAATCTTCGTATGGCATTATTGAACCAAGAACTTCTTGACACAGAAACACAGATTGCACAGGCAAGGGAAAACGTATTCAAGAAATCACTTCGGAACATGGGTGATGCAGTCAAAGGATTTGTCAAGGAAGCACTTGCAGAACTTGCAAAACTGATGATCATTTCTGCCATTGGCAAGATGCTTGGTCTTGGTACAGTATCAACAACAGGTGGTCTTGCAAAAGGTATTTTTGACAAAATAGGTGGTAAAAGGACAGGTGGCATGGTTAGACAAGACACACCATACATGGTTGGTGAACAAGGAATGGAAATGTTTGTTCCAAATACATCAGGAACAATTGTATCAAATGGAATGATGAATTCATTGATG